GTACGTAGCTGGTTTGAGTGTATCAGGAATGTCCCAACTTGATCAGAATGATATAGCTCGGAGAAGTTCAGTAGCTACCGATCCAAGTTCCATCTTGGTATTCACCCAAGATCCTGATTCAGCAAGTCAACCCCTTGTTGGTTCCTTTGGCATAGCTACAGATCCAAACAATCTATTGGAATCAATTTCAAAATATGAAATGAGGGTTGCACTTTCAGCTGGTTTGTCCCCAAGTGACATTTCCAGAACACATGCGGATCCGCGATCGGGATTTGCGTTAGCTGTCAGTAGGTCTGGACAACGGGATTCACAAAAGAAATTCGCTCCTGTTTTTCGCTTGGGGGATGAACTACTTTTAGCTAAAACTGCGATGCTATCCAATAGATTTTTGGGAACCAATCTCCCAGAATCAGGATATAGGGTTAGCTATCATTCTCTTCCATTGACACCGGATGAAATGAGAGCCCAAAGGGAAGACATTATAGCTAAGATGACAGCTGGGTTGATAAGTCCAGTTCAAGCTGTGATGATGATGTATGATGATATGGATGAACGGGAAGCTAGAGAATACCTTCTTCAAATTCGTAGAGAACGCGCTGAATTTTTGTAATAAACAGGGGTACACATGAGAACAATAAACCATGAAGGGGTGGAATATGTCTTGAAAGCAGATATGGAAGCCGCGATCAAAGACAGAATAACCAAACTAAGCACAAGGGCTGTACAAGCAGAAGAACAGGTTAAAGAGCTACAACAACAGCTTGATGGAAATGTTGGGAAGTTTGAACAGATGGAATTTCTTTCCAAGGAGCTAGCTGAAGCAAAGAACGCTTTGGAGAGTGCAAACAGTAGATACACAAGGCATACCAGCATGGCCGAGCTTGGTTTCCTTGATAGTGATGTAAGAGACCTTGTTGAATGGTCCTATGAAAAAGCTATGAAGGGGAAAGCAAAGAAGGACCAAGTGTCTTTTGGGGATTGGATTCAGGAAATGAAAGCTGATCCAAGTAAAGCTCCGGTAACAATCAGGCCCCATATCAATCTACCAACTGAATCAGTTCCAGGGGAAGAACAACCAGTTGGGGAAGTGGAACAAGTGGAGGCAGCTCCAGCTCTGCTTCCACCAAAGACCAACACCGGAACAACCCCCCCACCCGTTCAATCAACTGATTTGTTAAAACGGGGCGCAGAAGATTTTGAGTTTTACAGAACCCACCGGGATGAAATCAGGAAAGCTTGGAGATCCAAAAAATGATCGATCTGATAGGTGAAAATACTTTTCCAATAATAAAAATTGTTACAAGTGTTTCCACTTGGAAAGAGATCCGCATGCCGGGAAAAGCTACCAAGGTAACAGTGGGATCTTCTGATAAGGATCTATATGTTTCCTTTGTTGGAACTGATGGGGGTGGGGTTGATGCTACTGATAAAGCTTTTATCAAAAAAGATGGGTATCTTGGATTCTTCCTTGGTAGGGGTAGTAACCAACATGGATCTGTTTTTATTGCAGTCAAAACGGGAACAACAGCTGAAACGGTTCTAATTTTTGAAGAATAAACTAGGGTACACACATGGCTATATCGGTAAATTTCCCACGGACTCCCCAGGAACATTTGTTTATCAATACAACAATTGTAGAAGTGGAACATGGCATGGGTCATAAACCTGTTGTTAGGGTAATTGATACCAATGGAAATATAGTCCAAGCTGACATCCAACACGTTGACAATAACAATGTAAAGGTGACTTTCATTATTTCAATTTCTGGAACTGTATTCATAGGATAAAGTGATTCTGGGTACTCCCCAATAATCATTTTACAGGAAAAAAAAACTATGCAATACTTAGCTCCTACAAACATCTTTGAAGGTGTTGTTCAACTCAATCAAGCCCCAACAGCTGATTCCCATGCCGTGACTCGTGCGTTCATGCGTGGGGATGTCATCAGTGCGATCCATGCTGATTCTGCAAACTACGCAGAAGTAGCTGTCGTTGGAGGTGTTAAACAACTGAAGATCAAACCACTTACAATTACAGATGTCCAAGTTGACACAACAGCTGCAACTTTGGCAGCGTGGATTACTGCAAACTATACAGGTAGTGAAAAGCAAGAAGGCGATATCATTGTTTTGACTGGTGTTAGTGGTCGTTCTGAAACCTATATTCACAACGGTGGAACAGCAGGAACAGCTGCAGACTGGGCTGAAATCAAGGGTGGAGATCCCCAAGCTGCTGAAGTGCGCGGGTTTTTCAGTGCTTCCAGTGGTATAAACTACGATTCAGCAACCGGAGCTTTTACAGCTGATTCTGGGGAAATTCGTTCTTTGTTTCAAGCTGGTAGTGGTCTATCATACAACAGTGGAAATGGAACATTTGCGTTGAATGTTGATAGTGATGGAATCTCAGAAGGTTCTTCCAACCTCTATTTCACTGATGCCCGAGCTCGCGGTGCAGTTTCAGCTGGTGTTGGTCTTTCATACAACAGTGGTACAGGTGTATTTGCTCTCAATGTTGACAGTGATGGAATCTCAGAAGGTTCTAACAACCTCTATTTCACTGATGCCCGAGCTCGCGGTGCTATCAGTTTGAAAGCTGGAGCTGTTCTTTCATACAACAGTAGCACCGGACAATTGGACCTTCAACCTTCAGTTGTTCGATCCCAAGTTTCAGCTGGTGCTGGTCTATCATACAACAGTGGTACAGGTGCTTTTGCTCTCAATGTTGATACTGATGGAATTTCAGAAGGTTCTAACAACCTGTATTTCACTGATGCCCGAGCTCGCGGTGCAGTTTCAGCTGGTACTGGTCTATCATACAACAGTGGTAGCGGTCAATTCGCGTTGAATGTTGATACTGATGGAATAAATGAAGGGTCATCTAACCAATACTTCACCCAAGCTCGCGCTCGTGCTAGTGTTTCAGCTGATGGTGCAGCTACAAACTTATTGGAATACAACAGTGGAACCGGAGCTATCTTGGTTTCCAAAAGTAAGTTCCGAGCTAAATTTGCCCCTCAAAACCTCACAGCTAACACGTTTGCAACTTTGAACCACGGATTGGGTGAAAAGTTGGTTCATGTTAGTGGTTATGATTCCAGTGGAAACATGGTCCAACTTGATGTTCAATTGACTGATGCTAACAACTTGAAAGTGAAGAGCGTTATCAACCAAAGCAACTTGGAAATCATAGTTTCAATCTAACCCACACAAAAAAAACTGTGTACCCAACACTTTTCCCCCCTTTCCACAAGGGGGGTTTTTTGTTTATCAATAGGCTGTGAATAACTTGTGAATAAGGCTGTGAATAACTTGTGAATAAGTCTACTTGTCAACAGGTTAAAAATGTTTTATCTTATTGGTAGCGTGGAAGGGTCGCTCCCGTTTGAACAGCTGTTATCCACAATGTAAACAACTAATTCAAAGAGGAATACCATGAGTATTACATTTAACAATTTGAGCTCACCCAATGAGGACCTGAGACTCGCGAAAATGATAAGTCAGGAAATAAGACTTCTATTGACTGATTCAACCAATCTACGAAATACCCCTTATATGGACTTTGTTGGGTCTATCAATGGCATGGGATCTGATACTATTCGAGTACGGAAAGCTGGTCTTGATGGTTTCGATGATTTCAACGCTTTTACAGGTGCAACTGAAGCAAACGCAAATTCAGATCAAGCTTTGTCTGATGCCCATGTTGACATTGTTGTTAAACGACAATCTCTTCAATACTCAATAACAGACCTAGCTTCAATGACTGGTTTGGGTGGAAGTGATATCGATCCTTTCCGTATTGCTGAATCAATCTCCAAATCATATGATCGATTATTCGCAAAGTTGACAGGAGCTACAGTTGGGGGTTTCACTACTTCAGCTGGAACAAGTGGATCAGCTTTGACAGCTGCTCTTTTCCTTGATGGTATTCAAAACCTTGAATCTGCAGCTTCCAATAAAGGAGCCCCGGGTCCTTATGTCGCTGTACTTCATCCCAAGCAGTGGGCTGATGTCCAAGATGATTTGATTGGGTTAACCTCAGGTTCTTTGGCGTACGTTCCAGCTTCTTATGAAGCTATCAGTGCCAAAGGTTCACACTACAAAGGGCGTTGGATGGGCGTTGATATCTATACTTCTTCCCACATCACAAACGATGGTACTGACCATCAAGGCGCGATCTTTGCCGTTGGGGCTTTGGGTTATGCTACTGGCATGCCGAGTAGCCTTCCAGGGGCCGCTCAGTCAATGGAAATGGGTGAAGTTTTCATTGAAATGGATAGGGACGCTTCCAAAGCCTTGACCCGTGTGGTTGGTCATTGTTACCTTGGAATGTCGATCTTAGACCTTGACCGTGGTTCTTTGTTGATCTCAACAGTATAATCTTATCAATAGGGGGGGAAACCCCCCTTCTTTTCATCATTCAAAACAGGGTACACAAAAATGAATGTTAAACCAACACCGTGGAAACCAATACAACAGAATGAAACCAAGCTTCTTCCAGCTCGGCCCAATCATCCATTTTACTACAAATTCCACCCATCGAATTGGAACTTTGCATATTTTGATATAGAGACAACCCCCAAGGGGAAAAAAACACCCCAAACAAT